ATCCTTTAAGAAGAATTGCAGAAACTTCAGGCGAAGGACCACCAGTTAAAAACCCGCCTGCAGATTGCAAAATTGCTTTAACAGAATTACCTACTGCGCTGCCCCCACCGCTAATACCTGCTTCGATCCCGCCATTGATTAATCCTAGATCTGCATTTTGATAATCTAACCTATCAGTAAATTGTAGTGATTGACGAAGAGGAAGTTTAACAAAACCCATGTCTTTTCCGTCATCTAACAAAGTATCTCGAAACGAATTTGTGCTAATAGGACCAGACACCCAATCTGAGAAATCGGAAAAAGCGTCGCCAACAGAGTTTAAAGTTCCTTCCAAAAACCCTTCATTTTTTACTTCAGTTGATATTTCTCTTTCTGATTTTTCTGCTTCTGCGCCAGTTTCTTTTGCTTCGTTATTGCCAGCAGAAACTCCCAACCCATTCTGGGTTTGCTCTTCTAAAGCAAAATTTGTAATTTTTTTAGAAATGCCATCAATAATTTCGTAAAGCAAACCGCTAACATTATTTTCATTTTCTAATTGTCTTGCACGAAATTTTATACTTCCGGGGAAATACGAGTTACCTCGCATATCCAACGGATAATAGAGTTGTTGATAATCTCTAGGAGTTCTGTTACTAGACTGTAAATCTCGAAGATCCGTTTCTTCTTTGTATTCTTCGAGAGTTTTTGCTTCTGTCGTAGTAGTTGGATTAGAAACTACTCTTTCTTCCGAACCTGGATCAGCAAACGCCATATATATTTCCAATAAATAACTTATGTTGCATTTATTTATAGTGATCATGGCATATTCAGGAAAATATAGAGTTAAAAACCTCTCCAAATACAAAGGCGATCATACACAGGTTTTCTATCGCAGTCTTTGGGAGAAATACTGTATGATGTTTTTTGACGCGTCAACTTCCGTAAGTTCGTGGTCTAGTGAAGAAATTGTTATTCCGTATCTTTATGAAGTGGATCGAAAAGTGCATAGATATTTTCCAGATTTTAAAGTAACCTGGTCTAATAAAAAAACTTCATTAATAGAAGTCAAACCGAAAAAAGAAACCGCTCCGCCGCAAGGTTCAAGAAGAACAAAACGTTATATTTCGGAAGGATTGACTTATGTAAAAAATAGAAATAAATGGAGCGCGGCTGAGAGATATAGTGAAGATAGAAATTGGAAGTTTGAGATCTGGACTGAGATAGAACTCGATAAACTAGGCATTAAACCTAAATCTACAAAACCATTGAAACCTTATAAAAGAAAAAAATGAAATATCCGGGCGACGATTATATCACACAACAATTACACATATCTTTAACTAGAGAACAGTTTGTAAACATTGCAGAGTTGGATCATCCGATAATTGATTTAAATAGAACGCATTGGATTTTTGAAGCAGAAAAACAACCCCATTATCAGTTATCAAAAGATATATCTGAAGAGCAATCAGCGAATTCTGAATCTTTGTTGGGACTAACAACAGTAGAATTTAATGTTACTGATCTTTGTAATAGAAAATGTTGGATGTGCCCTCATCATAACGAAGAACTGTTTCCTAATAATAATGTTTTTATGGACATAGAAACTGTTAAGAATACTGTTGATAATTTAAAAAAGAACAATTATGTCGGAACTATTATATTTGGTAGTTACGGAGAACCTCTTTTACACCCAAAAATATTAGAAATGATTGAGTATGTTTCTGAGAATTTACCTAAGTGCGAGTCTAACCTAATAACAAACGGCGACAGATTTGTTAAAGGTTCTATTCCAGGATATGGATTATTTGATGCAGAGCGTTTAAAAAATACTGGTCTGACATCTATTCTGATTGATTGTTATGACGACGACGAAAGATTAGCGAAGTATGTAAAAGAAATAAAACCTTTAGTTGGAGTTATAGACATAGAATTTTATCGAAGGTATTTTAAAACACCAACATATCTTGATCGCGCCGGATTAATGGATCCATATACAGGAAAACGACCTGCTGTAAAACAAATAAATCCTATCCCATGTTGGTATCCTCTTAGTAAATCGTTCATAGATTATGATGGAAGTATCAGAGCTTGTTGTCATAATTGGGAAAGAAATTTGGGATCTTTTGGAAATGTGAACGATACAGATTTTTCAGAACTTTGGAAGAGTTCAGTATCATTAAATAAACTAAGAAAATCTTTAATTTTTAATAGAAAAAATTCTAATGAAGTTTGTAAACATTGTGATGCAGCTGGTCTTTCGAGTCAAGAAAAAGGTAAAAAAGTCGCTAAATTATGGAAACCTATTTTAATCGATTCAACTGATTAATAGAAAATTTGTAAATGCTATATAATGCAAACAACACCGTTAAGATCATGCCAGAAAATCCCCAACCTCCTGCGATCGAGAAAACTTATTACACCTACAGAAGTTATTCGGGTAAAATATTTCGTTCGGAATTAGAAATTCCTTACGCCGAAAAAATATCTAAATGCAAAGAAAATCTTGAGACGAAACAATCTCCGTAATTCGTTATAAATAGATTCATGAGTAATCTCTTTCAAACAGTAGAGCAAGAAGCGTTCCGTTCAGGAATAACTCCGCGTACAAAACAGTCGCAGACATGGTTTCGCAATAAACTTTCTGGAACGCGACCTAATCGCCGAGCATTACTTAACGAACCCGAATTAAAAAAGAAGCAACGTTCTGCTGTGGGCGGAATGTACATGTTTTTTTATGACCCTAAAACAAGAGAAACACTTCCATACTGGGACAATTTTCCTTTAGTCATTGCAGTACAAAAAGCTCCTGGCGGGTTTCATGGTTTGAACCTTCATTACTTACCGATGACTCTACGAGCAAAATTTTTAGACGGATTGATGGACATTACATCAGATAAAAAATTTAACGACAACACTAGATTTGCAGTTTCATACGATTATTTAAAAAAAGCAGCAAAGATGAAATATTTTAAACCTTGTTACAAGCATTATCTTTCTGCTCATATTGAAGGTAACTTAGCAGAAGTTCCCGCTCCAGAATGGGAAATTGCAACTTTTCTACCAACCGCGCAATGGTCGCGAGGATCCCAATCAAAAATTTGGGCAGATTCAAGGAGCATAATAAATGACAGCTAGTAAACCAGCAAGTATAGATCAACTTTCATCGCAGATTACTAAACATAATGGATTTGCTAGATCTAATTTGTTTTCAGTTGTACTTCCAAGATGGGAACAATCGGGACAAGATCCTAGAGATTTAAATTTATTGTGCAAAAATGTGCAACTACCTAGTTTCAATATCGCTACAATTCCCAGAGAAATTGGCATGAGTACAACTGAAGTCGCACATGGAATGATATTCCAGCCGATTACTATGACTTTTCGAGTAATGAACGATAGCGGAGTAAGAAAATATTTTGAAACGTGGATGGACAAAGTGATACCTAATTGGCAATCCCCGGATCCTACTGAGCATTATGTTGGTTATTATGATGACTACGTTAAACCTATAGAAATACGTCAATTAAAAAAAGAATTAAACGTTCCGCTTTTTGAAAAACAATTTAATTTACCTTTGCCAGGATTTATTAAAAAAAGATTAACTAATCTAGGTCCTCTAAATTTTGGGACAAATCTTATAGACACGTCTATAGGTTTTGATGGAATAGAAATAGATTTAAATCTAGCAGGAAGCAACAGTTACGTGTGTACTCTACATGAAGCGTATCCAGAAATTATTAATTACGAAACGCTCGCAGACGATCAGGTAAATGGACTGTCAGAAATAACTGTAACTTTCAAATATAAAAATTGGTCTGGCGTAGGATTACAAGACAACAATTTGCTTTCTAAGATAGAACGAGAAATAACTGGTGGATTACATCAACTAAGAGATGGAGTCGAAGATAAAATTAAAACCAGAGTAGGAAAAGCATTAGGGATTAATATAACATAAGGATATTAAAATATGGCGTTACCGCGATTGAATGATACACCAAAGTATAGCATGGTTATACCATCAACTGGAAAAAAAATTAGATACAGACCTTACTTAGTTAAAGAAGAAAAAGTATTAATGCTCGCTAATGAAAGCGGAAATTTAGAATCTATCGTTAATGCTATGGTCGAAGCAGTTGTTTCATGTTGTACACCAAAACTCGACCCAAGATTTCTTACTACTTTTGATATGGAATATATGTTTATGCAAATTAGGGCAGTCTCCGTTGGAGAAAGTTCAGATATTTTATTAACTTGCCCTCATTGCGAAACCGATAACGATATCACAGTAAATGTCAAAGAGGCGTATTGTAAAGAGGTAGAAAAAAATCCAAAAGTTAAGATATCAAAAGACGTTTCTCTAGAAATGAAATACCCTTCTTATAGCGATTTTGATTTCGATAACGAAAACATAGTTGAAGAATTTTTGTTTAACTCTATTTCTGCAGTCTGTACTAAAGAAGAAAGGTTTCCTCTTGCAGAAGAAACGTCAGAAGAAATACGAGCATTTTTAGATTCGTTAACATCGGATCAATTAAAATCAATTGACGATTTTATATCTGAAATGCCAGTTGTTACTAAAGAAGTTAATTTTAAATGTGGACAATGTAACGAAGAACAGGAACATAAATTACAAGGAATTAGAAGTTTTTTTTAATATGCCTCTCTCATACTAACATGATTTCATATTACAAAACAAATTTTGCTTTAATGCAATACCATAAGTATAGTTTGACCGAGTTAGATAATATGATACCTTGGGAGAGAGAGGCTTATCTTACTTTACTTCATCAGTATTTAGAAAAGGTTAAAGAGGAACAAAAACAGCAATGACATCATTAGCAGATCTTACCGAAAGTCAAAACGAAACCAATGAACATTTGCAACACATTGAAGATAAATTTGACGATTTTTTTAGAGACACGTTTAACCGACGAGGTGAGATGCTGGAATCTAAAAGAGAAAATAACAGTGCTAAAAGGGGGATAGGGTTTGGATTGCCGAACGTCGGTAAAATGCTTGGCAAAGCTACAGACAATAATATGCTTAAATCATTGCTCGGTATTGCTGGACTGCTTACAAGTCTTGGCGCTCTAAAATCGTTTCTCGATAATTTTGATCAATATAAAAATAAATTTGATACGTTTATGGATGGACTATTAGAAGGTCTTGACAGATATCAAGTAAACATGGATACCTTCACCAAAGCTTTAGCACAAACTGCTTTAGGATTTGGTGCTGGCGCGACAGCAGTAAAAGATGCTCGATCAAATAAAACTACAACTACCGCTATTACCAATCCTCCGTCAAGAACAGGTAAAACAGTTACATATCAAAATTCAAAAGGACAAGTAAAAACAGCACAGATTGTTAAACAATTGGATAATGGTAAAGTTCAAGTGAAATCTGGTAATGCAACATTTGCGATAGACGAAGCAAAAAACAAAATGCAAGTTTTTAATGAACCAGCAAAAGCAACACCTGCTCCTACTCCTGGAGGAGGAACGTCTTCACTCTCCAGCAAATTATTGAGTGGAGCGAGTAAAGCATTTGCAGTTGGCGGCGTAGCACTCGCAGGTTATGAAATAGGTCAAATTAGAACAAGCGAAAGTTTGTCAGACAGAGAAAAAAACGTTCAAACTGCTGGAGTAGCAGGTGGCGCTTTGGGTGGGTTCGGAGCAGGAGCAATAGCAGGAGCAGCAGCAGGAACTGCAATTCCTATCCCGATTTTAGGAACGCTTACTGGCGCTATTATTGGAGGTCTGATAGGGAGTTACGGTGGTCGTGCGATAGGAGTAGAAGCTGCTGATGCATTACTCGACCCAGAAACAGCGCAAGCAATGCCTTTGCAGGCACCAATTGTAAATAATGTGACTACTAACAACAATGTTTCAGCACCATCACCTAGCGGTACTGTAGATAGTAGGTCTGCTTCAGGGTCAATATTAGATCAATGGAACACAGGTGTTTGGACTCCAGCGCTAAGATAAAAAAGGGCACCCGAAGGTGCCCTATAATCGTTTTGGTGGTTTTAAGTGCATATCACAGCGCGACACTACACTCCCTTTGCGGGATACCCAAGGCGATTAACCCACGCGCTTAATTCCATTCTTCTAACCAGTTACTAAGATCTGCTTCTTTCTTTTTATGAGGACGTTTTGGTGCAGCATACGCCTTTCCATCCAAAGAATCATCTATCATTTTCCGTAGATGATCAGCAAGAGTAGTATTGTTTTCAATACACCAGATTTTAAACGCTCTATGCGTTTCTGCATCTATCCTAAAATTAACTAGAGTCGTCGACGACATTAGTCTTCCTCTGCCAACTTAGCAAAGTATGACATAGCATCATCTTCTTCACCATCAGCAGCTGCGATTTCTGGTGCTGCCGCAACTTTACGCACAACAGGTTCTTCGACTTGATCTAGAGATGGATAGTTACCAGCGCCATCACCAGCAGACAGACCTAGTACCATATTCAAACGCTGTTCCAACTCACCATAAGACTTAAAGTTACACGGATCAGTAAACTCGTTGAGGTCATAAATTTGACCATAAATTTCTTCTAGGCGATCTTCGTTTTCAGAAAGAGTAGAAGTTGACGCGAACTCAGACTTGTCATAGTTACGATAACCTTCCACGTTACGGATCTTCAATTTAAATGAAGCGCCTTCCCAAAAGTCAAATGGATTGATAGGATCTTCGTCTGCAAACTGTGGTTGCATAACATCCATAATTTTATCGAAGATCTTTTTGCCGAAAGTGAACAAAAAGACTTGCCCTTCGTTTTGTGGATTAGCAGGATCAGACTCTACAAGAATGTTAGAAACATAATGTAGACGACGCTTACGTTCGCGAGCAATATCTTTATCGCGATCGTTGCCTGAATTCCAGAGTTTGGAATTAGATTCTGATACGGGATCAGATTGACCAATAGAAGTCAAAGACTTCTCAATGTACCATTGACCCGTCGGTCCTTTAAAACCATGGTCCCAGTAGCGAACCCAAGGCAGTTCATTACCTTCGGCAGCGGGAAGAAGTCGAATTACAGCGTAACCGTTTCCTGCTTTATCTACTGTGGGTTTCCATTGACGTTCGTCAACGTAAGATTTTTTTTCTGGACCGTTGTCACTAGATGCCGCCGATACTAACTTGGCGATTGAATTTGCGCGATTGCGCTTTAGTTCTGCAAAAGACATATGTTTTTCCTCGTATTACAGTGTATTTTTAGTATTTTCGTATTATCCACTTTATTCATAATATAACACTATTTATAATAGCATATTTTTTTAGGGAAGTCAATCCCATAGTACACGCGGTACTTGCGGAGGATGCCATCTGAAACTTAAACAGTCTCGGACATGCTCTCCATTCTGAACTCCGTGCCAAAGACTTTGGTCAAAAGCAACGGGAGTATCTAGAATATATTGATCTACAACGTCGTAGTTCCTGCAACTGGGGTTTAAAGAATATCCTGCAAGTATTTCTTCAGGGTTTTCTTCAGGCGTTAAATCAAAACGTTGTACATCTTCAACTTCAAACTGATAAAATTCTGTAACCGATTCGACGCAACCAGAGATAGGAACGTTTATCGCTGGCGACATCCCCTCATCTTTATGCGGAGCGAGATGAAAATTTGGTGGAAGGCATAATCGCAACACGTAGTCAGGTAATTTATCAAAGGTTTCCTTCAACCAGTTTTTAGTTAATGGTATTTCGTCTAACGAAAAATTACTTGTCTGCCATTGACTAAATGTATACCAACCATCAACAAGAAACGGTGGTGGGTTTACTTTTGCCCAGGATTGTAACTCAGATTGAATCGCGTCCCAATCATCAGGATATAGTTTCTTATACCTCATCAAAAAGTCCTGCGGTTTTCTTTCTTGGTAAGTAATTTAGTTCTCTTGCCTCTTTTTCTATTTTCTCTTTAATAATAGGCGAGACAAACTTCTTACAGTCTTCAATGTCAATATTATTCTTTTCGCAAAGATACACTATAGCATCAATATATGGAATAGATTTTTCGGCAACAGTTTCTTCGATCATCTTACTAAACTTTGCCTTGTTAATCATTAGACCATCAAGTTTCATTCTTATTCTCCCATACCCGTCGAATATCTGGATACCAAGTGCCAGCGTTTCTTTTTACCATGCCATCCTTGTCATATGCTACTGCTTTACATACCCAGCGGATTCTATGTTCTCTTTGCTCGCCAAACCACATATCATTCCAAATACCCGTACGAAGATAGTTTTGCATATTCGTTACGTAAGTTTGCGCAGACTGATAACGCAACCTGATTTTTTTTTCTGGCGACTCTTCATCTTTTTTGTTGTTTGCTAAGAACAACTTCCAAGTAGACAACCACTTCTTAACCTTTTCGGGATGTAAAAAGTAATCAGGTTCTTTAGGTAGATCTATCGCCTCGGTAGTGTTCGCATCCTTCAACGATCTCGCTCTTCGTAAAATAGGTTGAAGGGAATTTTCCAAACTAGCGCGAATCGTATCCGGCATGAATCCAAGTTTAATAGCAGTCCACCCATACTTTGAAAACGAAGTTAGATACACGTCGGGAATAATTACAGTTTCGTCGTGCATATCCCAGTCAGAGTATTCGCGTATCCATTTTTTTAACCAGTGGATCTGCTCTCTGTCAGATATTTCGAAGTGTACATAATCTGCTGCCGCTTTAAAAGCAGCGATCTTATCGTCTTCAGTTTTTGCTTTACTCAGTTTTTCCCAATTAGGTTCGGGGACTAGTGTCAGTTTTTTCTTAGGAACAAACTTTTTCTTTTTAGGCATTTTCAGCAAGCCAATCTTTTTCGCCTACATAAGTGGGGAGGTCGGGATCAGAAAGAATACTGTCCAACAATTTTTTAGTTTGGTACAGTTTCTTTTTCTGACCCCAACCAAAGAATCCATCCATGTTTGGATCTTTTATATCATAGTGCCATTCATGTAATGCTTTTTCTACAGTTTGAAAACTAGTTGTTATGGGCATTCCTATACTCCTCATTTGCGTCTGTTACTGCGTCTAACAGCGGTGTATCATTAGAAAGAAATCTTAACGCCGCCATATCTTTAGGAAGGCAATGTCCGCCGTATCCATATCTATTATCGGGACCAGGAACTTGAGTATGCGACCTCCCGATCCTTGGGTCTATAGTAATAGCGTCAATCATTTGATCGAACCCTTCGAACCCTATGCTGTTATAAATGCGATACATCTCATTAAAGAAGGTCACTTTAGTTGCAAGAAACGTATTCTCAACATACTTGGCAAAGGACGCTTGTTGAAGGGTACAATATTTAACTTGGTCTAGCTTAGGCAATACGGGGCGAAACAATTCATCCCAGAAACGGCAGTCATCGCCGCCATAGATTGCAAACGTCTGATTCTCAAACTCTTCGGTAGGTTCTCGGTGAATGTTACTACCGCCCAGAAACTCGGGTGAATAGGTAATGCTCTTTCGCATACCTTTAAGTCTGTTAGGAGTCTCGCCACACAACCACACTGGATCAACAGCAGATTTGATCAGATACTTAACATTGCCATATTTGTGAAACACTTCTTCAACATGATCTGTATTACAAGATCCATCATCACGCATAGGAGTCGCAACACAAACGACTACGGCATCGACTGGATCAAATTCTACATCACGGTAGTAGTGATAATCTTTTGCGGGGTCATCAATAAAAACATCAAGACCGTTTCGTTTTTCTAAAACATATTTTACTGCTTGACCAACTGGTCCATAACCCGCGATAATTATTTTCAATTCAATACCCCTAATGCCCAATTTTCAGCAACGTCTTCTGCCCAGTTCAAACTATGATTATGACAGTCAACTGTTCTTATATAGCGACTCTTTTCATACAGATCTACCTCAAAACCTTTCTGCGTCTTGTTGACTATTGCTTCTTTTTTACCATTGGTTGACCAATGCGTTGAAACGCGATCACAGATTTCGACTCTACGCTTATGCTCTAGATGAGGCGACTCCATTGTTTGTTTCATATTTTTACCTCCAAATATTAAATCCCATTGTTTATCAAATTCGTTCTGATGAATCTTGATAGGTCTTCGTTTACTTCCTTTACTCATTTTTTTCCTTCGGCAAGCAAAACCAATCTCTGCGTTTTCTTTTTATTACATTATAACCAAGAACGTCTTCAAGCATCCAACGAAGAGGTTCGCGATTGCATTTTGCACCAACCTCTACTAATAGCAAAGGTTTGTATTTGTTGATAGTTTTCATAGCTCCTATCAAAATTAATCCTTCTGTTCCTTCAGCGTCAATTTTTATAAGGTCTACATTTTTGATTTTAAAATCGTCTAATGGTAAAACATCTACTTCATTGTCGGAAATTACTCTTTGCCCAGCAGTTAGTTTAGTATTTCTACGAAAAACATCGCTTTCATAAGAATAAATTTTAGAGTATCCGCTGTACGAGTATTGACGCGCAATGACTGTATGTTTTTTATGATAAAGACCTGTGTTATGAATTTCTACATTAGGAGTATTTTCTAAATTTTTTTTAAGAGGTTCTATAAAAGTGGGAATAATTTCAAATGCATGAACTTTATCAAAAAACTCAGCAAAAGCGTGAGACATCGCACCATAACAAGCACCTACATCTATAGCAACTCTATCTCCAGGACTGCAAAAAGCAGCTTCTTTCGCTAAATTATTCTGCCAATTATTTTTTTCGAGAGTCCATTTGTTATACCCATCGTCTTCCTCGTGATCCAGGAGCCACCAACCATTATGCGACTTCATATTGATCCCACCAGTCAGGTCTTTCTCTTCTGGTCCAGTGCATATCTATACGTTTCGTTTTAGTTTTGTAAAACAAACGATAAGATTTTACTGGATCGCCAGGAAACATACATTCGGGATTGTCTGCCATAGCAAGTTTAAATGGTGTTTCTGGTATATTTGGTATGTTCGAAGGAACTGTTTTTAACAACTCTCGTAGTTGAATATCAGTTTTAGTAACTGTTCCTCTACGAAAAGTATATTCGTCTAGCAAAGCAATAAAATGTTCATAGTGCCAGATATAATTTTGTTCAGATTCCCTGGTCCAAACAGTGGAAGGATGATTACGATGCACGACAGCATATAAGTTTTCTTCCATGTATAGATCGGGATGTTCCCAATAACGAACGATGGTCTTGCCAGATTTAGAAGGACGTTTCGTTTCAAAACCGTCACACATACGGTGAGTCGTGCACAACATTTGTGCAGACTCGATGTACATTTTACGAATGTGTTGATCGCACTGAGCTTTGGCAGCGCACTTGGGACAATTATTTAACCGGAATATGTTCATTTTTCTCAATGATATGCTGATACAAAACGGCAAGAATTTCTTTTTCTTCGTGTCTCAACATATTATATAACTTTTTATCACGCTTTGTCAACTTACCTACTTTACGAAGAAGTTTTGCTTTCTTACCGTTCATCCACAGTTCCTTTTTTACCACTACGCGTAAGGATTTTCATAGTCTATTTCCTCTAGTAGAATACCATTATGTATGATCACTTCTGGATCTAACTCGCTCCATTCGTTATCATCGAACCACATGTGTCCATCTTCCCGCCAAGCTTCTTGAATTGTTTCCTGCTCATCTTCGTCGATATTATAGAACTCCCAGTCTTCAGAACAACCGTCCCATGTTTCTAGGAACTCAAGTTCTTCAAACTCATAGATCTCTATGGACTCGCCTTCTAGACCTGACTTGAGATATTCGATCTCGTCTTCGTTTTGAGGAATTACATTCCAGGAACCGCTGCGCCAACAGGTTTCGATTACTGCTTGCTTCTTTCCTTTTTTCTTGTACTCAATCTCAATGACGCTTTTTTTATAAGCGTTCATCATGCGATAAGTTTTGCCGACTTCAATCTCCATGTAGCATCTCTACTGCTTTGACTACATCAGGAAAATGCACGCCAAGGATTTCCCAACACTTGTCGGCAACTTCCATATGCTCCGCTTGCGTCCCGTGTCCTCTCCTCAGGTCGCAATAATGCACCCAAGATCGTAATGTCCCCGACATGTACAAAGTAGTCTCAGTGAGTCCCTCAGGAAGCAGAGCACGCGCTTGCTCCTTAGCAATGCCATTGTTCAGCGCCATCTCATAATAATCTTTGGCAACTTTACAAACCTCTGCCTGCATTTCGTTAAACACTTCCTGCGCTTTCTTTTGCTTGACAGCGTCCTCATCTATCATCGAAAGTTGGCGGTTCGTAGGGTGCTGTTTACGCGCCTCTCGACGAGTGTTGAAACCTTCACTCACCGCATACCGTTGACTGAACTCCTGAAAGGCAAACGAACGATGACGAATGATCTGACGCGAGATATCGCGAGTCGTTTTAATTTCCATCGTGACACTCACCATCTCAAACGGTGACCAGTGACCTTCTTTAATGAGATACCGCAACAACTTGGGCGCAGTTTTCTCATTGTTCTGATTTCCGGGATTGCTCACTCGTGCAGCATATGCAATCAATTCATTAGCAGTATGACATCCAGTCGTTGCACTGGGAGTTGTCATACCAACTAGACTTACTTCACTCTGCATCATATGCTCCTTCCATATAAGTTCCTGGTACACTATAATATGCGATTACGGTATGCATCGCACTTATAAGAGAATCATCCATACAATCACTATTTTCTAATTGCCATTTAAGTTCGTCTGCGATTAATTCATCCACAAACTCGTCTCTTAAAATTTCACTCAGTATCATATCTCTCCTTCTGCTTTTACTATCACATTTTCTTTTTCATTCATTAATGGACCAAAAATAGATTCGCTCTCTGTATCTATTTGACTTTTATGTTTAGTATAAACTTCTAAAAATCTACTTGCACCTTTGCCAGTACAAGTATATGAATCAGGGGTCGCGTGATCCTGACGCCAAAAAATATGCTGTTTGGTGAAATAGAATGTAGAAATTTCATCTTGCATCTCCATATAAGTTTTAACTAATGCTTTTTGGTCAGCAAACCATTGTTGTTTCTGAACCTTAATTTTTTCTACGTATCGTTTTAAAAACAACTTTGATTTTAAATTACCATTAAACCAGACAAGAGAACAATTAATAAGATGACTTGGATTCGCGGCAATCAATTTACCATTTTCATCATATTGTGATAATACTTCAGGATCTAATAATCCCGCTTTGTCTCTAAAAAACAAACCGACGTCTTCTTCTATTTGAGGAAGTTTTCTAAGGAAGATCATATCAATGTCAGATATCAGCAATCCGTCTGAGAAAAGATATTTTTCAGCAACGTAATATCGATTGCAGGCATAAAACGTAATATCACACCTGTCCGTAAAGGTGTACTCGATCTTTCCGTAATTAAAACACTGTTCGTTTCTTTCCCACAGAGTGTTAACAATCCTAATAACATCAGGTGTAGGATTGATTACATTGATAATGGGTTCGTATCCTGCTTCGACAGCAGAACTAAAGAACGACCTATAAAATGCCAGGAAATATCTAGAGTCGCAAGAACAGAGTACCTTCATTAATCTTCAGTAGATAAAATAATATTACCATTTTCGTCAGTAAATGTCAAGGTAAAGTTTTCGGTGTCGCCGAGGGAGCTCCAACCAAGATATATCTCATCTAGGAAGTTCCATTCTTGTTCTTGCTGCTCTTCTAATTTTCGTTCGCGGTAGGAAACAAAATCAATTACATCGCCCATTATATATCCTCACTTTTCAGTTAGTTCTTTCATCCACTCTTCATGCTTACTAGATTCTTCTTTGTACCACTCATCATGATGACTAAATGCATACTGTCTTAACTTCGCGTCCATCTTTTTAGCATTAACGAATGCTCTACTCATCATATAGTCGAACTCTTTCCATTGTTCTTCTGAGATTGGCATTCCTTCTTCGTTTATTTCTTTAATGAGATGGAACACGGAACGATGCAAATCGCAGATCGTATAGGACCCTTGAAACCCTTTGTTCTTCATCCACTTCGATTGTTTAAGATCTTCGCTCATAGAAAGGTCGGTTCTAACAGTTCTCGGTTTCTCAGATGCTCTTCTTCAATGTCGTCTTTGCTTTGTCCGTGGTAGGCGACTGCTAAATGATTCTCGATCATCAGTTCGTTGACGCTACGCCAAGCATCGGAGTGCGGGTCGAATACGATGAATTCCCCTAGGATACGACCAAACTTACCTTTGGCGTCCTTATGGGTTCTCATAGTACATTCTTTTCCGAGCATTGCTTTAAGATATCTTCCCGCTGCTTTACCATAGATTTTCTCAACTTTATCTCGTGTGCGAGACTCAGGAGTGTCAATGCCATAAAGCCGAACACGCTGATCAAGGTACCATATGCCAAAACCAAGATCAATGTCAACGTCGACAGTGTCACCATCAACAACCTTTCGTACTTTGCATTTATATTCATGCATAATATATCCTCTGTTTCGTTAAAAGACCTATTTATATCTAGATCTCCCAACTGATCGTCGGTCTCGAATCACCACGACCATTCCACAGAATCTTACAACCTGATTCTTCAATAAGATTGTGAACGAGATTGAAGTTGGCAACACCCTTTTTACCACCATCAAAACAGAAAGTGGAATCGCTCTGGTGAGTTGGCGGATAACAAGCAAAACCACCTACCCTCACATCAGGTTCAAAGTCGAGATTATCGTATGAACCACGGAGAACACCTTCACCAGCGCAATAGTCGCAATCTTCGGTATATCTTTCTCCATCATCTTCAAGTTCGATAAACCCAGTGCCGTCACACGAAGAACACTCCTCTTCATTCTCATCTATCTCACAGTCCTGCGAGTGATTGAACAACACTTTCTCAAGGTCAATCTGATCACCCTTAAACGGACCTACTTCGTGATTGAGAGGTAATGCTGCCCACGCACACGACTGACAACACGGCATATTCCACTCAACGAACCAACCTTCGGCACGAAGTGCCTCTTGCATTCTAGCAAAACTCATACAAACACAACCTTTGTTTCATAGGTAACATACTCTGTATCACCCACCATTCGCGAGACAGCAAACCCTTCGATAACAGGTTCCTCGTCATGATCGAATGTGCGTTCTTCAAAAAACACTTTATCGATTATGCCGCGAACAAACTTGCCGTCTTTCTTGAACTTTACTGCATCACCTTTCATTGCACTCATGTATTATCTCCATCACTATATTTCACATCGTTTTTGTTAAATCGCTTTTCACGTTCTTTGCGGTCATGCTCTTCGACCAGTGGCCAAGCAACAGCAGCAATGACCCAAAGAATAAAAATAGCAGCACCAACGAGACTCAAGAAATATTCCATTAGTGCCTCACTTCCACGTCAGGTTTATAATCACCGATGATCGTATCAGCAGTCATACCAAACCCCATAGCATCAAGAACACCACGAACGTGTTGAATCTTGTCAGCATTAGCAAGACCATCATGATAAGCACGACTGTCATCGGACATTGTGAAGAACCAGTCGTGACCACTACACAACTCGTGAAGCAACTCACACAATGCTTCTGAATCCTTACCGCTCAAATCCATTACGCTGCCTCCTTTTCTAATACTTTCTCAATACCAACTATCTGTTCTTTTGCTAACTTCAGGGCAATGCCCAGCAAAAATTCGCGCGTCTCTGGAAGGTCTGATTCAATTGCACGAACTAGATTCTGTAGTATCACTCGCGAAGATGCCAACTCGCCACGCGCATCAACAAAATCTAAAAAATAGTCTTTCATGTTAAAGTACCATTATGAATGCGAAAGATAAGAAGAAGATGCCCAACACACCGAGAACAGCATTAAAGAGTTCGCCCATGAAATTATGGTCAAAATCAGAACCCTCCCAGATCAACTTATCGGCACGACGCTTACGACGATCTGCAGAAATGTAGACAGAACCCACTTCATGATTTAACTTAACTCGATTCATTTTGTATTCCTTTTTGCTCATGATACTATTATACCTTAAAAAACTATAAAATAAAACCATAGGTAAGTCACTGATATAAAAGGAGATATTAAGGGACTCCTACGCTTTATAGGGGAATGTGGGGTAAATGGGTTAAGGGACTCCTACGCT